TTGTTTTTAACTATTTCTTTTGCCTTCATATCGGGTACCTCGCTTGTAATGGCTCTGCAAATGATTGTGCTTGGTCTGCAATACGTTGCATGTCCCATTTAGCACAGAACTTCATAAGACGCATACCAACTTGTGTAATTTCTTTAGGCGTCATATGTTCTTCAATTGTGTCGTTAATAATACTTCTAATGTTGCCAGGTTGTGCAGTTAAATCACATAGTACAACGTTACGTTGATAGTCATCTAGTACACGATGCTCTTCACCGTTATGATCTGTCCAACGTTGTAACATCATGTTATTCCAGTTGTAACCTTTTGCAGTCTTATCAGCATACGCTTCAATAAGACCTACTTTGTTCTTAGTACCTTTTGTACGTACACCAGGGTAAGCACTAAACACATTATCACTAGTGTCGCCACGCATACACTTTTCAAACAGCATAAAGTCGGGCTTAGGTGCTAGTTTAGGTTCTTTAGTTTTCTTGTCAATAACTTCTGCACCTTTGTCATCAAAGTAACCTTCGTGTGTAATAGTAACATTTTGTATACCATTGTACTGTTTACAGTTAGGAGCAATCAATTGTGCAAAGTCACCATCAGTACTAATAATAACATGATTGTCATTAGGATGTGCTTGTACCCAACCTGCAATAAGATCATCTGCTTCTAGTTGCGAATGACGCATAACAGTACAGTTAGTCTTGTCTGTAACAAAGTCTTTAAACTCATCAAAGCACTCCCAAAACACTTTATCTTCTTCTTGCTGACTAGGTGTAAGTGCATCACGGCTCACTTGCCTGTTACGCTTGTAAGGCTCGTAATAGTCTTTACGCCAACTACGTCCTTCTAAACAAAACACAACATGATCAGCATCAAAGTCACGCCATGCTTTCTTAACACCTGCAAGTGTAATATGAAACGCCATACCGACCTTTGTGTCAATATCTCCACGTACTACATGCCTTGCACGGAAGAATGTGTTTGCTGTGTCTACTAGAATATAAGTTGCCATTAGTTTGCCTTTGTGTAATTTATAATATTATTATAGCACCAGATCTGGCTTATGTCAATCATTAAGATACTTCGCTCTTATCTTTATCAATTGGTACTACGTTAATATAGCCCATTTCTCTTGCTGTGGTCATACCTTGTTCACCTAATATCTGTACAGCAATAGTTTTAAACCAACCATCTACAATTTCTTCATTTGACTCACCACTATAGCCTGCATCAAGAAGTTCTTCAATAAACTGGTTATTCCAATCGAGCTCAAAGAAACCGTTCTTAATGTTATCTGGATTAAGTTGTGTATCAAGTACTCCTACCCATGCCTCGCCTTTGTCAGTAGCTTCTTGTTTTTCTTGTGCAAGAATAGCCCTGCGTTTCTGTTCGGTAGTGTCATAGCTATCTGCTACCTCTTTTTGTTTTCCCTGTAACTTGTTTACAGTTTTCTTTATTTTATCCCACATATTTTACCATCCTGCCTTTCTTATTTTATCTTCGTTAATAGGAGCTTTCATTGCTTTTTCATGTTGTTTGTTTTTAAAATCGTACAATGCATCCATTTCTCTACTATGTTCCCCAGGCGTTTCCGAAGAGGGAGATATGAAGTCTGGGGGTAAAACGCCATCCCCTTTCCATACATGCTTCGGCGACTTCTTTGACGTTAAGGACATACTCTTCCGAACGTCCTCCCAGCGGCATAAGATATACCGGACACTCGATCCCGGCGCTCCTATACTCTTGAACAGCTCGAGTAACTTCGTCAAAATCATCTTGAGTAGCGACAACAAACTTAAGATACAAGTCGCTACCGTCAACAAGCTGATACTCACGAGCCACGTCAGGTTTAATAGCAGTATCCCAAGGTTCTCCGCTAACGCTAAGTTTTGGGGAACATGACCATGTAACTGTAATTCTGTCATTGTCTGTGAGATAGTTGAAGAGATCTTGATGTAGATGTTGTGTAGTATTTGTTTCAAATGTAATATTCCTTAAATCTTGCATGCGTGGATGTTCAAATAGTTCGACGTATAATCTTTGCCATGCTAACAAAGGTTCGCCACCAGTCATGATCAAGTGTATATCTTGACCATTGTCCATTGTCCACTTACCTTCAGGCAGTAAACTTAGCAAATGTTCGACTACTTCATCTACAGTTGCTTGTTTATTAAAGTGCTTAAATTCTGGATAGATACTTGCATAAGTATCACAGCCTGTATGTATAATAGGCAAGTCATTAAACTCTTTTGTTCTAGCAATAATGCCATCGTCAAGCAAGTCTTTTACTTCTTGATTATGAATAACACCTTGCTTTTGCTTTTCGTCACGCATTGCTTCACCAGTTAAGCCGAAGTTCATACAACGAAAGTTACAACCGAAGGTACGCAAGAACACACTAGGTACTCCTACAAACTTACCTTCACCTTGCACACTATAAAATGCTTCTGAATATCTTAGTTTCATACTTGGCTTTCTGTTTACTGCTTCATGCGATGGATAACCTTTTTCAAATACTGGAGATTCGATCATCGTGCAAACTCCTGTTGCAACTTAATATTATCAAAAAACTCTTTCTTTGTACCGGCATCGTCTTTAAAACTACCTTTAAGTACAGTTGTTTGTGTAAGACTACTAGTTGCCATAATACCTCTGTTCTCACAACACCCGTGTGTTGCTTGAATATAAACACCTAAATGTTGTGTATCTGTAGCTAGTTGTATTTCACGAGCAATGTCGTTTGCAAGTTCTTCTTGTAGTGTACCACGCCTAGCACACCATTGTGCAATACGTGTATACTTGGATAGTCCAATAAGTTTATCTGCAGCAATAATGCCAATGTATGCTACACCTGCTACTGGCTGGTGATGATGTGAACACATACTTTTTAGTTCTGAACGTACTACTAGCATGCCATCATAACGTTCATCGCTATCATTAGGAAATGCTGTTGCACTTGGAGCAGGATCATAACGTCCTGTCATAATTTCAGTAAAGTACATTTTAGCAAGACGCCGTGCTGTACCCTCTGAGTTAGGATCATTAATACGATCAATTAGTAGTGCATCTAGTACACCTTCAAATGCTGTAGTTGCGTTATTAATAAGTTCTTCTTTATCGCCCGCTTGTAATACTTCGCTGATGTTATCACCAGCCCAATAGCGTATGCCTGCGTCTTCTAATTTAGTCTTAATCTGTAGTGCTTTATTCATTTAATTCTCCGATGTTTAGGCAGTGGATTGCCTTCAATGTTACATATATTATAACAAGTATTTAGGTTTTTGTCAACCTATTACGTAAATTCTTTCTTCCTTGTATATACTTTTTATACCTATAAGGATGAAAATCTTTGTAATATTCTTTCTTTTGAAAAATGTCACTGGCATCATCTAATGCTGTAATCTTCTGTAACAGCATTATTGTCCAATAATCGTCAAATGCATCTAAGAACCATAAGTCCTTGTCTTTGTAATTATACATTGCGTTTAGACTATCAGTTGCTCCAATCATTTGATCATCTGTTAATATGTCTTTGTTAGTTGGCATTGCTACCATAACAACTTCAATAGATCCATCAAACAATTCTGCTTGCTCTGAAACAGCCCTCCAAAATTCATATACGTCTTCTGGAGGGTCTAAATTTATTAATTTTAATTTACTATTATCGTAGACAGATTTAGCATAAGGACACACGTTAGCATCATTTAGTTTGTTAACCCAGTTCCCTACATATGCATTTAAATCTGTATTAGTCATTAAAATATTTGTTAAGCATTTCTAGTCTGTCATGTGCCGCAGCCATTTGATCAAGTTCTTTCTGTATTGTTTCAATAATATCAGAATGCTCTCCTATGCCTACAACTTTTTGCATATAGACTTCGATGTTAACTTTGTGCAACTCTAAATCCGCCTCGGCGTGTTTTCTTGCTGCTTTTATCATTTGTTCTTTCAAATCCATAGTTCCTTTCCTCATGTTATTATGGTTTTAATATTCGGCTACGTTTTCCCAAGGGTAAACTAACCAAATGTCTTCTTCTGCTTTATTTACTTCGTGACAAGTGTATGCACAATGTTCTGTAAATTCACTAGCTAGGTTATCTGTTAGTGTTGCAAATCGCACATTGTTATTCCATACATTGTTCCAATGATCATCATCTGGTAAACATCCTGATTGCCAGTCTTTTATAATCCAATTAAATGTAGCACCAGTGTCGTTGATATCGTCCACTATCAAAATGTTCTTGCCTTCACGGCCATGTCCTTGTTGAAAGATACCAAACGCATCTTCTGCCATCCAACAGTTGCTTTCGCTTTCTTCGCCATCTTGGCTATCACGTAGACTTACTTTAATTGCCTCACAACGTATACCGGTCATGTTACTAATAATAGTAGCAGGCACATTACCGCCTCGTGTAATGCCTACAATATAATCAGGACGCCAGTTGTCTGTATACATTTGATTAACAATGTTTACGCACATTTTTTCTACGTCAGTCCAGCTATAATAATGTTTCTTAATCATTTGTCACCTTTTAATTTTTCATGCGGAATTTGGTCATTAAAAATATCGCCAGCTAATGCTTGAATGTCAGATACTAACGCATTAATTAGTATTATTTCTTGTTTTTCTTTAGGTGTATCATATTTCATACGTCTAAGATTCATGGACTTTTCGTACATAACAGAAATTTTATCACACATCTCACTTATTTTATGTTGCATTAGAATAGTGCCTCCTTTGATTCTATGTTACCTTTATAATCTTGATCGACCATTTTATAGATTAATTTAAACTGCTCATAAACTTTGTTTAAAGCAGGATACTGTTCACACATTAATTTAACACGTGAAAGTTCTGGCATTGAATGTACAAAGTCTTGCAAGACAAATGTATCTGGCACATTATATGTAAACTCTGATCCTGTGTCAGTTGTATAAGATGTGTCAATAGTAATAGTGTTCGCTCCGAGTATCGCCTCTGAAGCACTAAAAGTAGAATCACCAATAGTTATTGTGTAATCATTATTCGTCATCTGCAATAACCCTGTAAAGTTTCTTACCGCTAAAAAACTCTTTGTTAAGTTTAGTAAGTTGTTTATTAATATTAGGAAGGAAGTCATCGTAGTTTTCCATGTACTCTATAATTTGTGCAACTACTTTGCCTCTATTATGCAAGTATGCGTCATAGTCCTCAGTCCACTCACTTGGGTATTTAAATACGTCTAACCCCATTTCACTGTAGCTTAGTCTATCAGGTATCATAGGAATAGCATCTACCAATGCACCTTCGTACCAACTAATGCCAAGTGTTTCTTGCAAGTTAGCACTAAACACCATCTTAGCTTCACCTAGTAAGTTATGGTATTCGTTCTTATTAAGCTCTTGCTCTTGACACACAACGAACTCGTATTGCGGTAATTGTGTTTTAAGATCTCTAAATATTTCAACTTGCTTCTCTGGCGCAACTCTATGCGGAAACAAGATTAAATTGCGCTTTTGCATACCTTTATATTGTTGAAGGCTATTGTGTAAGTATTCCATAGGCCATCCTACACGATGATTCTTTTCATCATTCATGTTAAATGCCT